TACCGAATTTGGTACCAGATTCAGCACCAGATTCGGCACCAGATTCAGCACCAAATTCAGCACCAAATTCAGCACCAAATTCAGCACCAGATTCAGCACCAGATTCAGTACCAGATTCAGCACCAGAATCAGATATTAATTTAAGTTCTGTTGGTTGCAGAAAAACATTTTCTAATTCATCGGTTAGGTATTTTGGATTATATGAATTTATTTTAAGATTCAACATAATAAGTGACAATATTGATTTTATTTTTTTATATAGATCTGGACCTAAAATACTGTCATCAGCTAGATCTATATTTTTGAATTCAGAATTTAAATTGATTATATCGATATCAGTTTCGATCCATTGTAAGATATCTATATATATAGGATTAGCTTTATTAAGTTCTGATTTAAATTCTAACAAAGCATTGGATAAGAAATTTTTACCATCAGAATCAATATTTGTTATAATTCTTTTAATTATATCAGCATTGGACAAATCATCATAAGAGTTTATTTTAATAGATATATAACAACTAATAATAAACATATTATAGATAGTTTGTTTTGATATATAATTAATAAATTGATTAATATTCGATTCTGATTCAAATTGATCAACAAATGGTTTTAAACTATTGGTTATATAATCTATAATAAAACCAGTAGATTGATCAGAATTAGCAATTTGATTAATTTGTTGATTAAGATTCTGATCATTTATTAAATTTGCAAAATTATTATTAAAATTATTAATTAAATCTGTTAAATTATCAGACATAATATTTTAACCTTTTATAAAAAAACTAGATATTTTTAATTTGAATCTTATCTGACATAATTTCAATTAATTTTGCTAAAAATGGATAGTTAGATGGATTATTTGTATAAGTTATTGTTAGATCTGATGTTACAATATTAAATTGTTTTGTTTGTAAATTATTAATATTTGTTAGCAACAATCTGGGAACAATAAAATTAATATTAGTATCAGTATTTGTAAAACTAATTTTTGATGTTTTTATTGTTCTAGGTCTATTGTCTAAATCATCTTTTAATTTAGCAATTTGATTTTTAAATTTAGGAAAATATCGTAAAATATCAGCTAATTTTTTTAGATACATTAATTGATCAGATCTATTTGTTACATCATTTAGATTTGAAATCATATTTATAAATTGTGTATTAATGTACTTTCTAATCAGATGAATATCTAAAATTAGTTCGTGTAAATTGTCATTAGATGTTAAACCATAATTTGAATTAGTAAAAAGACTTAGATCAGATATATTTGGATTATTTTTATACAGTTCTAAAAAAATAATATCAAAAATATAAAAATCGGATTTTGGTGTTTGATCATAATTATTTGCTTCTGTTATGGATTCTTCATAATATTTTTTAAAATAATTCTTTTTATAAAAATTTATTGTATGTGTTAAATCTGTCATATCTAATAAATTTATTAAAGTATCATGATTTTTTAACAAATCTAATTTATATATAATATCAACTTTTAGATCAGCACTTGATTTATCACTACTTATTTGATCGCCACTTGATTTATCACCACTTGATTTATCATCAATTACTGTTTTATCACCACTTGATTTATCATCAATTACTGTTTTATCACCACTTGATTTATCATCAATTACTGTTTTATCATCAATTACTGTTTTATCACCACTTGATTTATCACCACTTGATTTATCGCCACTTGATTTATCATCAATTGTTTTAGTATTTGTATTAATAACTATAATATTAGAAGATAAATCACTTGAATCATAATTATTTAGATGATAATAATGTTTATAGATATTAAAAAAGGTTTTATTAAAAAGTGTATTAATTTTTTTATTATAATGAGCGATTAAATTAATGATATTAGTTTTGGATTCTGTTTTAGATTCTGTAATAGATTCCAGATAGCTATCTACATAAGATGAATTAATAATCAGATAGAAAATAAATCGAACTCTATCTCTATAAGTTGTACACTGACCAGTAATTATATCAGAAGATTTAAGTTGTTCAAATGTAGAAATTATATTGTTTTTTAAATTAGTTAAGTCGGTACTTATCCCAATATATTTTATATATATATTATAAAAACTATCTATAATTATATCAGGTATTAATTTATAAAATCCATAATCATTATTTATTGAATAATTGATATTAGGATCATCAATTATTTGCCTAAAAAAATATTCAAAAAAACTATTAAGGTCAGATTCTGATTCAGTTAAATTTATATTCTGACCAATATTTTTATCAATTTTTCCTTTAAATATGTCATTAAACTCTTTTAGATAATCAAATTTAAACTCTTTTAGATAATTAAAATTTAATTGTGAATCTATCAATTTTAATCTATCATAAAATAATGCATAATGATCTTTAAAAATAATAGGTTCAGTATTTCTAATAAAATCAACATACTCTGATATTTTATTTTGATCTATTAGATGATAATATTTATATATTAATAGATTAGAAGTACTAAATAAAGTTAATTCATTTATTAGATAAATTAAATTAGATAATTTAGTATTAAATATTGAGATTGATTTTATTGATTCATTATAAAATGATGTATATTCTGGATATATCATATCTTTATAATATCTATTATTTAAAATTATGTTATTATAATTAGTAGTTGAACTATCAAAAATAAAATTAATTAATTTGTTAAAATTAGACCATTCAAATAAATAAGTGCTTCCATCGGAATAATCTTGATTCTTTGTATTTACACACCAATATATTAATGAGTTTTTTAATATTGGTATTATTTTAGAGAAAGCAAACTCAGGATTAGCTAATTGTTCGAAAAATCTATCATAAAATAATCTATTATAATTATTAAATTCAGTTTTGTATGTATCAGGTAGGATTATGTTCGTACCATTAATTTTCGTACCATTAATTGATCTCATATATTGTAAAGAAATTTCTAAAAAACAATCAATAAATGCATTCAAAAATTGATCAAAGTTGGTTTTCAAATCATTATTTAAATATTTAACTAATTTGTACCAATCTACTTTATTATCTAATTTAATCATCATATTGGTTTTATCAAATTGGTTACCATATTTATTTTTTAGAAATTTTATTGATTCGGATACTAATGTTTGGCTACTTCTATCGTATTGAAGTATTTGAACAAATTCTGAATTATTTATTAAATAAATAGGAACATATTTTAGATCTGAATAAAAATAATTGATAATATTAGTTTGTTCTCCATAAATATTGTTTAGATTAGATATTTGATCACGTAACGGATTGTATATATTAGTAATAAATCTATATAATATCTCATCATCTGTTGATTGATCGGTTAAGTTGTCAATTTGTTTATTAAGATCAGAATTGAATTGATTATTGGAATTTAATATAAGATTTGATAATTTATTGAGTATACTCATTATATTTTATTTTTGTTAGAGATAATTTATAATTTATAATTTATCTCTAACAAAATATATAACATAATAAAAACAAGAATATGTTAATTACTGAAGACGATATCAAAGCCTTACAAGCTAATCTTGAATCTAATTTAAAAAGTAAATTAGAATATATTGCGAATATTTATACAGATCCAGAATATCTTGATTTACAAATAAATAACGAAGAAATAAGAGTTCCCTCGATAATTTTTAATCCAGACAAGAAAGTAGATTTTTGGGCAATATCATCTTATAAAATAAATGATGTAACAAAAGTTCGCACACAAATAGAATATTATGATATTAATAAACCTATTTTTCCAACAAAAACACCAACACATTATTATTTGCAATCATCAGAACCGTCCGAATCATCAGAACCATTAAATCAAACTCAACAAAAGTATTTAATAAATTCAATTATAAATTCATATATAAAACCAATATATGATGAAGATTGGAGTGAGTCTTATAATAATTATTTTAATGCTTATGGATATAAATAATTTACCCAGTTATAAATTTTTCTTATTAGAATAAATTATATTAAAAAAATGTCCACCGAATTAGCTAATTTGAACAACACCATCCTAACTATGAGAGATGTATTTGTATCTGTCTTAGATTCAATAGTAGATGCTGATGCTAAATTAAAAAGAACAAACTTTGCCAATTTTGAATCATTTGCAACGAATAATGAAGTTGTTGTCAAGGAAAAACTAACTGGTAATGTATTAAAGGATTATTGCCAAATTACCACACTAGATGGTAAAGAAAAATATATTATTTACGATTCTAATAGAAATGTTATGGTAAAAGATACTGCTAATAAACTAATTGTTGGTAAATATTATGAAACACCAACCGAATCAGTGGATTATAATACTCATAACTCATTGACCTCAATTCCTACTACAGCATGGACTGGCACACTTACTGATCATAAGCTTAGAAAAACCACAACTACCTACAAAGAATATACTTATCAATTTAATGAGATTTATTCATACAATGGAAAGAAAAATAATGATGCAACTAATAGTGAAATGTTAATTGTCAAATTAACCAAAAAATATACTAGAAAAATTACTAAGATTTTTTATGAACTTGGTTCTGTTAGTGGTAGTAATTTTACAACTAGCACAGCATCAGGTGAAATACAAAAGACCCTATACAGTATTAGTACCGAAAGTCTAGATATCGATAAACCTATTCATCTACATGTAGACGCAGATTTAACCTTATCATATCTAGTAACTCCTGAAAATATTTCATTCCCTACCGAATTACTTAATATAACCGTTACTACAACGTCATATAGTACTACATTGGGAAAAATTTTAGTTGAAAATCCAACTGATGCTGATTATACTACATTTTTCACTGGTACTCCTATTGGAGCATCGTCAGCAATGAAATTTTTATATGACTCATTAAATGATTTAGAAGTAACTATTAAATCTACATTAAAAACAGCATATTATGATGACGGTACATCTGAACAAAAAGCAATTCCATTAGTTGCATTTATGGATACAAATAATTTGATAATTGACAATGCTTCAGTTAACTTTGATATTTCAATAGATTATATGTCTAAAACTAGATCTAATATACTTGACACATCTGGTGTTGTTGATAATTCAATCAATGCTCAAGGTTATTCTTATATTGGAGTAGAAGGATCTTACAATGGTTCATCTGGATATTCTTATAGTGGAAACTGGAGTTCAAATAACAATAATAATACAACTGCTAGTGGTAATTCAACTAGCAAATCGGGAACTACTACTTCTAGCAATAGAACAAGTGGTACCAGCAATTATCGTAGCACAAATTCTTCTCGTGGTACTTCTTCTTATAAGTCTGGTTATACTGCTAATGCCAGTTATTTAGGTATGTATGAAGCTAATCAAGTTGTTGCTGCTTGCAATATGAGTGCTTCAACAGAAACAGTTTCTGAAGTAAAAGAATTCAAACCCAAGGTAAAGGCAGTTGTTAATCTCCGTAGTGTATCGAATCCTGGTATACAATTATTAAGAGAAAATGTTATTAGTAAAATCTTTAGCAATAAACCAACAACTTCTAAATAAGATATTTAAGATCTTATTTTAGGATATTTAGAAATAAATTAAATAAATTAAATAAATTGAATAAATTTAATCATATGTTGGTATATTATATGATTAAATTTATATATAAAATTATAAAATCCTATGCCAAATCTTTATGCGGATTCTAATGGTTCATATTTTTATCCACTAACTGATATTGATAATCTTAGACAAAAATTAGACACCGATGGTGTTGCTGTTATACCTAATATCCTAAATCAAAGCCAGCTTAATTCTGCAATTAATGGAATGCACAATTGGTTAAGAGACGTATGGACAACAGATTCTGATAGAATACATATGAATCAACCAGCTACTTACCGTAATTTCTATAAATTTATTCCTTTGCATTCAGGTATGCTTCAACATCATGGAATTGGTCATCAACAATTTGTATGGGATATTAGACAAAATCGAAATGTGATAAAAACGTTTGAAACAATATGGTCAGATCCAGAACTATTGGTTTCATACGATGGAGTTAATTTTGTGTTTCCACCGGAAATAACTAAAAAAGGATATTATCAAGGTGGTCAATGGTTTCATACAGATCAAAGCTCAACAAAAAAAGGTAAACATTGTATCCAAGGTATGGTAAACTTATTTAATGTTACCGAAGGTGATGGAACATTAAGTGTTCTAACTGGATCACACAATTTACATGAGGAATTCTTTAGTCAACATCAGATAGAGGAGAAGTCAGATTGGTACAAAATATCAGATCAGAATCTTCAATGGTTTTTAAATAGAGGATGTGAATGGAAGAATGTATTGGCTCCGGCTGGATCTATGATATTATGGGATTCAAGAACATTTCATATGGCGATAGAACCACAAAAAGGAAGACCAAATAACAATTTTAGATTTGTTGTTTATGTTTGTATGAAACCAAGATCAGAAGCAACAAAATTAGATATCAAAAAGAAAATAAATGCATTTATAGAAAGACGTATGACTACACATTGGCCGTATCCTGTCAAGATGTTTGGAAAACAACCAAGAACATATGGTACAGATTTACCAAATCTAAATGAACAGATTGTATCAAAAAATAAATTGGTTTTGAAAAAAAGAGGATTAAAATTAATAGGAATAGAATTTGATGATCCTAATGATTTTAATCAATATTTAGATGTATAAAAATTATAAAGAAAATATTTGCGGTAATTTTTTATTATAAAACAAAAAAATATAATTAACTAATAATAAAAATATGCGTTAACCATATATAATTTTTATGCATATATATATATATATATATATGTATGTATTTGATACACTATTATTTATTTTAATACAAGCAATTATACATAGTATAATATCTTTGCTGGTATATATTTTATTCGCCCGTTATATGTATAATAGAATTGTTATAAAAATAAAAGAAGATCTATCTTTGACAAATAATGATAAACCACACACCGATACTAATTTTTTGAAAACTGAAATTTTTAGTAAAACTTTAAATATGTTAATTGAGTTAATTGGTAAATTTAACCAATCCAACACAGTTGAATCAAGTACAGTTAAACCTAAAACTATCGATAAATTTAACCAATCCAACATAGTTGATGATGTACAATCAGATACATCAAATGAATCAATCACAAATAATAATATAAATGAACAAATTATAAATAATTATAATATAAATAATAATGAAGAAAACAACTCAAATGAATTAATATTAAAAAAATCATCGTGTTTTGAATGTATTTTTAATATGTTAAAATCAAAAGATAAAACCAAAGATAAAACCAAAGATAAAACCAAAGATAAAACCAAAGATAAAACCAATAAAAATGCATAATAAGACCTTAGTTTTAACTTTGGTTTTATTATGCATTTTTATTGGTTTTATCTTTTGGTTTTATTTTTGACAGACAAATTCCAACCAGAGAAATATTTAAAATCAAATATATATATATATATATAATGATAGAACCTACACAAGCAGATACTTATAATACTGATTTAGAATTAGATCTAACCCATACATCTGAACCTAATAAAATTATGATCAATGGTAAAATGTATGTTCAGGTACCACAACAAATAGATCAATCATTTTCAACAAAACCTAAACAATATTTGATTCATGGTAAATTGTGTGTTCAAACATCAATAGAAGCAAAACATGTTTCTATTCATAATAGAATGATAAATGGAGCATTATTTATTAAAATTGATTATTTAGATAATTCATATTTAGTACATATTGGTAACATTAATAATTTTAAATTTAATTATATTGATACCAATGATAATAAAAACTTTAATTTTGATGATCAATATAATATGTATGATAAAGATAAGCAATCTCTTGATTTAATAAACTCACAAATTCAGAATATTTCAGAGGATATTTTAATTAAATTTACAAATCATATTGAAATTATACCAGAAAAGATTACAACATACATATTATCAAAATTAAATATATATTTAGAAGGATATTTCAAATCAAATTTTAATATTGAGAATATGTTTCCAAAAACAAAAAACAACTTATTTATCATGAAATTAGAAAAAAATACAGAATATGTCATATCATATTTAGATAAAACAATATCAACTAATACTAATTTAGTAAATTCAGATGACATAGATATTAAACCTATTGAATTATATGACATAAAACAATATCCTGATTGTTTGTCAAATATGTATTACTTACCACTAGACTAAAAGAATTTATATGTGGTTTATGTAGTGGTTTATATGTGGTTTATATGTGGTTTATGTAGTGGTTTTTGTTAAAAATTCTTTACCTTTTTTGATCTGACTCTTCAGTTCACTAATAACCCAATTAGTCAATTCAGAACTAATAAGTATTATACCAATTGAATTATATGATATAAAACAATATCCAGATTCTTTTGCAAAACTTTGTTATTTATCAACTAATTAAGATTGATTAAGATTGATTAATTTCATAATTAATATCCATTATAATAAAAAACATTTTTTCGATTGGTAAGCAATGAGAATTATTATACATAATTTTTTTAATTAAAAAATTATGTTTATACAACTCAATTAAAATTTTTATAAGATCATTTGTTGATACAATTATATTATCACCATTATCAAAAAATAGTTCAATTATAACATTTGTTTCTCTGTGAAAAATTTTTAATGGTGTTAGCATTGCTTTTCGATCTGGTTGTATTAAATGATCAATTAATTTAATATTTAATCCAACCGGATCAATCTCATAATTATTTATTTTTTGATTTATTCTAACCAGATCAAAATAATTCCTATAATCATCCTCATAAAAATGAAAATAAAAAATATTTTTTATTTTTAGATTTCGTAAAAAATGAAAACATTTAACACATGGGGATTTTGTTAAATATAAATTTAAATTTCTATTAAGAAGATTGTTTCTTATTAGAAATTTTAAACAGTTAATTTCTGCATGTGTTGTTATTTTATCTCTTGTATTTTCATATTTACATAAATATTTCATTAGTATCAGCATCAGTTACTATACAATTGCAATATTTATTTAATTTAGATTTATCTGCTGGTTGTCTTTCAATCATCTTTTGAAAAATACATTTATGATTATGATTATGATCAAATAAGTGTATGGCGTCGACCATCTTATAAGAAGTATTAATATAGGAATCAATAATTAATAATAATTCAATTTTTTTGACTTTTGACATAGTCTTAATTGTCAACCATATTGAAAACTAATATATTATAATATATTATAATATGTCTGCAACATTTGGTTTCTCTCCTGATTGGTTTCCACGTCCTTTAAAAGATATTTATATATGGTTTAGGGATTTATTTGATAGGTTTTTTACTAATTCTCCTAAATAAATTAAAATTATTTATATTCATTTATATTCATTTTTAATAAATTCTTCATAAGTTAAAACCTCATTATTATATGCATCATATAAATAATTTCCAATTTTTGTAGGCCACGGCATATGACTTAGTTCTGTTTTATCATAACGTTTAGTTAATATAAAACCATGATTTATATATTTTTTTATTTGTTTTTCAATTTTTTCAAATTGATCTATCTGATCAAATCTATTAGTTGGTTTGACCAGCTTACTTATATACATTCTTTTTCCAGTAATCTCACAAATTTCCTGATATGTTAGATGATCCATGTAAATATGTAATTTATAAGGAGAACTAATAATTGCTAACTTACAAATATTTAGACTAAATGATTTCAAAAAATCATCAATAGAACAATCTGCTATAGTAATTATTTGTATAGTTTTTGTAGTAAAACCAGTCTTTTGACTTTGATAAGCCATAATACTATTTATTTCTTTATTTAATGGAATAAGATCATTTGAAGCATTTTCAATATATTCATAACCTTTTGATTTTAAAATTGATATTAATATTTCATTAGGTTTGTGAACAAATATATCTAAATTTAATTCATTAAATAATTCAGTTTGAATAAATGCATTTAATGCAACATTTCCAGCAATAAATGCATTACTAATAGACAATAAATTTACTAACTCACTATAAGAAAAACCAAAATATTCAGCAAATTTATGAAAATTTTGTTGAATTTGTCTATCATCCATTGTATGATTTACTTATTAGATTAATTATATTATCCGACTAAAATAATATTATTCAATTTTTCCTAATTTTATGTGAGCTGTTAAGAAAAGTCCGGTAAAATCCTGACATTTTACATAATATCACTACATAAAATAAGACATTTGAGCTGTTAAATATTTAGGTAATCCGAACATGATTTACCTTTTTTTGCTTGTGCTGTTTTTGTTTTCTTTTTTGTTTCAACTACTGCATTTGCATCGGTATCAGTATCAGATAGATTATCATTATCCGAATCTGTAACAGGATCAGTTTCTAATTTAGGAAAAGGATGTAGAACTCCATCATTAATCATAGACATATCATCTAACTTTTCTCTAAGTTTATCACAAATATATTCTTCAATAGTACCCGCACAAAAAACAAACTTCTGAATAGCTGGTGTTTTCCCCTCTGCACGATGAATTCGTCCCAAAGTCTGTACTGTATCTTGTGCAGACCAGGTTGGAGAAATAATACTTACTCTAGGGTGATTTCCATGGATATCATGTAAACTGATACCAACACCCCCTGCTTTAATATTCGCAATTATAATATTCGTCTTATTAGATTGGAAATCATCTATTACCTTAAGTCGTTCTGCTTCAGTTTGTTTTCCATGAATAACAGATGTTGTTTCAAATGTTTGGGCTAACTTGTTTAAAGTATCATTAAAATTAACAAACACAACTACACTAAGACCACTTTCTAAATGATCATCAATTAATTCACAAAATGTGGGATATTTTAGCATTTCAATCATCTGACGAGCCCGAAGTATGATTTCCAAGATACATCCGGCATTTTCCTTGGCTTCTCTTAGATCAGCCAATGCTTTTTGAATAATTCTGTATTGGCCTTCAATCTCAGCAGCATTATCCATATCATAACATTCGGGTAAGATTTGATTATGGGGGAAGAGATCACCAAGTTCGGCAATACGCATTCTGGAACCATAAAAAGGAAATAACAAATGATGAATAGTTTTCGAAAGACTAAAACCAGTATCTTTTGCCTTCTTGTTTAACCATATTTTAAACTTATCAATATCAGAATACCAACCGAGTGTATAGCCAACTGGGCCAAAAAAATTTATCTTGTCTGCAATTGTTGCTGACAAAACCAAACATTTAATGTCCGGCTTAATATATTCTCTAATTGATTTGAGTAATTGAAAATGTAGAGTTTTTTTATTTTTACACCTATGTACTTCATCAAAAATAACAATTGTATTTGGCGGGAGCATCCACTCAAAACCAAGTAATTTTTCCTTTTTTTGTTTGGTTTTGGACTTTGG